GCCACTCTTGACCATCTTGTAGTATACGTCTAATACTACTGTTGATAGCATCTTTAGCAAGAGCTTGTACGTTTCGTAGAGTATCAAAGCCATCACCAGCAGCATCAATCTGAACTTCATTGAGTCTGCGTAAGACCTCGTTTGCAAGTGCGACATATGTTGCCATTATTTCTACTCTTTACATAATAAAAGAAAGGGGGCAGATTGCCCACCCCCTCAGTGACAACGCTTAGGCTACGTTGTATTTAGCAGTAACTATTGCTTCAGGACGTAGGATCTTGCGACCATAAAGGTGCATACCACGTACAATATCAGCAAAGCTATCTGGATCACGGTAAGTCTCAGTCTTGTTGATCTGCTGAGCAGTAGCAACACTAGAGTCATGACCTGCAACAATAACACCGTAGTTAGTGTTTTGGTTAGCAGTGCCAGCAGTAGCTGAACCAGTACCTACAGAAGGTAAGTTGTTAGAAACATATACACGGAAACCATGCAAGTTGTCCAACATCAAACCATTACGTAGACCACCAGACTGTCCCCAGTCCATATTCAATAGACGAGAATCTTCGTCAGCTAGGATTTCTTGGAATACAGAATCCACAACCAACCAACGACCTTGCTTATCAACATTGTTCTGATCCATCAAACGAGCCATACGAGCTACCATTTGCAACGGAGTTGCAGTAGCAGTAGCAACAGAAGTTGCGCCAGCTAAACGAGCAGCTAGTGGGATAGAGTGATCGGCAGCAGAACTAGTAGTGATGTTACCAAATGAAGACTTGATTAGCTTGTTAGCTGTAAGTAGTTCATCTGTTCCAGCAGCAGCCGTAGCCTTAGTACCAGAGATTACGTTGTTAACAGCAGCAGCGTTAGCATGTAGAGCAGATTGCTTGTAACCAGACAAGTAACCCAAGATTTCTTGGTCATACTGGTCAGCCAAACGATAGGCCGCACGATTACTAGCCATACTTAGCCAGTTGATGTGGGTCTGTTGCTCTTCAATGTCATCCAGTTTAAATGCAAAGTAGTTAGACTTGTCTACAGTTAAAGTAAAATCAACGTCAGTTAAATCCTGAGTAGCGATAGCAGTACCACGGGTGTATGCTAAGACACTAATTTCAGGCTCTTTAATAATACGTACAGAATCACCAGCGTTGGCAATCTCACCAAAGTAATCACTGTTAGTGATCGCTTCGCAGACTGCTGACTTACGAAATTCCATCTGTACTTGTTTGCTATAAATTACAGGTGAGAAATTACCTGAGTTTAAGTTGGTATAACCACTCGCTTTTGCAAAAGCCATGATATATACTCCTATATAAATTGTAATGGAGCTATAACAATATCATAGAGGCTGTTATTCTACAGGTGCAGTCTTTATAAGTTGATCGACTTAATGTAAGATATGGGCTGTAGTGTATCAGGTCTGTCTATTTACTATTGTAATTGCTTATATGTTATACACGAATTTGCAAAACATATTGTGTTACTCTGTGTAGGGTAGCCGAGTGGAGCCTACTCTTCCGTAACGTACTAGTGTAACCAGAGGATCAGTCTAATTACACTAGAGGTTTAAAATACAGTTATACTGATTTTTATATAAATGTCAAGCTTTATTTAAACTTTATTTAAACTTAACGAGCACTACCCGATAGGTCATATACAAAGTTACCACTACGCATTGCCTTGGCAATAGCATCTTGGTGCTCTTCATACTCGCCAATGGTCATATCTGCTACATCGGACTCAACATATTGCTGTTCACCAGAGCCTTCTGTAGGAGTAGAACCACCACGGGAACTTACTTCCTGTGCTGCACTACGACTATCACCTTTCTTTGCTTTGTTCTTCTTGCTAATGCCAGCATCTAACTTATACAAGTCAACTGCTCGTGCGGCACTAGTTGCATCTGATTCATTATGGTATAGAGAGTCCTGAACCCATTTAGGTTGTAGGTCTACCCACTCATGGAATGCATCATCTTCACGGATCTGCTCAAAGTCAGGGTGAATCTTCAATAACTGAGACTCTGCCTTACTCTTATTAGCACTAACCTGAAGATCATCAATCTCCTTCATACGAGATGTAAGGTCTGCATTCTGATCCTTAGCTGCCTTCAATGCCATTGTCTGCATAATATTGGCTACTTGAGGATACTTGCCTGCCCACTCTGCAATCTCTTCTTCTGTACTAGGTAATTCCATCTCACCTGTTGCAGATGTCTTAAGTTCACCCTGCAAAGCTTTAATCTGTTCTTCAAAGTCACTCTTCTGTTCTTGCTGATGCCTACGTAGATCCCCATACCGCTTCTTGAAAGATCGCTCTTCCGCTGTATCAGGAGTTTCATCATCTGCTTTTTCTTCTGGTGACATCTCATGCTTTGCTTTTAATTCTGCTAGCTCTGCTTCGTCATTATCCATACGCTGTTGCTTAGTATTAACTCGCATGAAACCTTTTACTTCTGGTGTGTTCTTTACTGCTTGCATAATATTTACTCTCTTGTTGGGGCTAACAGTGGGGAAGGGTACGAAATTGTACACCTCCCGATCTTAGGTAGCCAATAAAGGGTATTAAGTTCGTTTTGCTGCCAAAGCTCCCTTTTTAGCTTTTGCTCTTTCTTTTGATTTCTTCTTAGCTGCTAGGCCTGTAGTGTTGTCAGAACGCATCTTCTTGATAGTAGGCGTATCTTCCTTCCTAATCAAGCCACCTTTATTAAGATACCCATTGCCTGTCTCCATAGCTTTCTTCTGGCTATAGCCGGAATTACCCCAACCCCCTGTGTAGCCACCACCGCCACCGCCACCGCCACCTGTGTCTGATGGTGGAGTGTAACCACCACTACCATTGTTGCCTCCACCACTACCAGCACTAGGGTGGCCTCCACCACCTGTTGCCGGAGGAGTCTTAGGGGGTGTTACAGGTGTAGTAGTTCCTGTTCCCGGAGGAGGAGTATTAGGCCGTGAATTAATGGCAGCCTGTAACTCAGCATCCTTGTTTGATAGAGCAACATCCTTATCCTGTACTGCCTGTTGTGAGTCTGCAAGAGCTTGCTTAGTATTAGCCAAGTCTTCCTGTAGTGCAGCTTGAATAGCATTTGATTGATCTACTTTACCTGACCACTCTTTATTAACTGTATCCCAGTCACCCTGCTTAACATCCCAGTCAGCTTCTGAAGTATCCCAAGCAGATTTCTGTGTGGATAGATTCGTGTTAGACTCAAGTAGTTGAGTGGATAAACTACTAATATCCTCTGCTGCTTTATCTTTAGCAGCCTGTAGTGCCAGAGTGATTGCATCAGTTTTACCTTCAGAACCCTTCAATGCAGCAGATATTTCATTGTACTTAGTTTCTGCATCTTCCTTTTGAACAGAGAGTTGCAGTGCGTGATTATCTGCTACGTTACCTCGTGTAATCTCAGCGTCTGCCAACTTAGTAGTGTATGCTTCACTCTCTGCATCCCACTCACCCTTCTGTGTAGCAAGTGCTTCAAGTGTAGCCTTTTGAATAGCGTCAGACTGTGCTTCCTTTCCTGCCCATTCTGCTGCTGCAGTATTCTTCTGTGCTGTAATACTATCACCACGATCCTCTGCGTCCTGTAACTTAACAGTAAGATCTTTTTGAATATTTAGTGCATCCTCTAGTTCGGTTGTACCTGAACCACTTGAGGTTTCTACTGTTGCTCCTTGCTGTGCTATTGCATCATCCACTACAGCCTTATCACCACCTGCCTTATCATACAACTCATTCATAATAAACGAAGGGATGCCAACGCCAGAACCAATAGCAATTACACCAACACGCTTAATAATGTCTAGTATATCGCCACCACCACTAAAGGCCTCTGAGAAGAATTCTCCTACCTTACCCATATTCCCTTCAGGTTCTCCTGTGTAAAAAGGATCAGGTAGACCCGAAGTTCTACGGATAGTGTCTGCAGTCTTCTGCGCCCAGATAGCAAGTTCTGCAGGTGTCTTATTCTTAAGTAAAGACCATTCCCAGCTGTCTTTATTAGTTCCCCGTGTATTAAATATCTCTAGTGCATCAGGGGTCATATAGTTCTGCATCTGCTTATTGACCATGGTACTACTAGTCTCATCCTTAAACTGTTCACCTAAGTCTTTAAGTGCAGCTGCACGATCACGGGTAACCCTATCTGATCGGATCTGGTGATGCTCCTTGATAGCGTCTGAATCACCCGGAGCAGTAATGCCCTTCCATGGGTTGTTGGGATCATTCTTCTGCATAGTAGATCCACCACCGTCACCCCCACTTGTACCAGTAACACCCTCACCTTCTGGTGGAGCCTCTGGTGTATCACCTTCAACGTAGGGAGAATACCCTTCAGGTATAGGTCGTAGAGGTTGTCCGTCTACAAACTTAATAACAATCTTATCACCAGAGGCATTAATGAAAGTACGGAACTCAATTTGTTGTGTCTTGCCGAACTCACGGCCCATGTACT